CCTTGATCCAACTCGCTGTCGTGGGTAACATTAAATTCGTTGTACCCAGTCGCGCGGCAGATGCTATGCAATCATCCACTGTCGCCTGGACGGTGGCACTAAGCCATCCGTCGGGGCGCGCAGTGGTTACATATGGTGTACCATCTTTACTAACGACATTGAACCTCACAAACGGCGTGCCATCAGGGGCATGCAAAAGAGGTTCAAAACGGTCAAGACTCTGTTCATCCAAAAGCAATTTTGGAATCCATGAAGTCATCAGGCCCCATTTTCGCATGGGTGATAACAGAATCATTTGACGGTGTGTGCCAACTTGTTTTCTTTCAACGGCGTAGGCCACAGCTCGATAAGGAATACCGAAAAATGTTCGGTAAGCAATCAAGCTATCTTGAGCATAAGTCCAGAGGTGGTGTTCATAAGAACCACCTCCTGCGACGAATGTCTTCAAGGTGCCACTCGAGGTGAAGTAAAAGCTAGTGTCATCCTCACCAGCACTCGTCGCCTTTTCAGGAACGACGGTGTAGATGAGGATGGGCTTAGCTTGGCGCGTTAACATATCAGGCATATCCAAATAGTAATCCAAGTCGCATAAATACAACAACTCATCCTTAGATGGTTGATCGCATCTGTTGGTCGCATTAACGTCTTTGGCCCAGAACCACTGGCGAGATCCTCGAAGGCCGCGTCTCTGATCAGAGCGCGACATTCCAACAACGTAGAGTTCGACACCCATGTAACGACACATGGATTGAGCGAACTTCGTCGCGGCGGTTCTCAAGCCAGCGGCTGAGGCGTGCGTATGACCCGGGGTAAGCAGAACCGGGTCAATCTCATTAGAGGTGAACGCGTCTCGAGCGAGATCTGACTCAATGTCAGGTCGCTCGGAAACGTACTCCCCAAGGAAAGAAACAACAACTCGCAAACTTTCCTTCTTCGTCATCACATAAGCTATGGTGGCCGCAGCTCCCAAAGCTCCAAAATACAATATTTTGCGTGATGGCGGCATCGTGTGAT